GGTAGTGAAGAATACCGTGTCTACGTAAACCAAAATTGGGTTATGCAGTTCAGTACTTATCAAGAAGCTTTTGACTACAGTGAGAAGCTTAAACAGATGAATATTGAAAAAGCCAGTATTGCTGATGATGAAGATCAATCAGCATAATTCTTGTACACATCTAATATAGGTTGTACAATCTTATGTCTATGATTCTGTTTTAATGTAATAAATCTAAATCCCGGAACCTCTTCTTCTATACGCCTCAGGAAAGATAATCCTGAGGCTTTTTTATTTTTAAGGTCTACCTGTGCTGTATCACCACAAAGTACCATCTTAGAACCATTACCTAAACGTCCTAACAAAGCTTCCATTTGCGTATGAGTTAAGTTTTGCACTTCATCTGCTATAATAAAAGCATTGGTGAATGTTAACCCTCTTACATAACCTAATGGAAGTAGTTGTATATTACCTTCAGCAATCTCTTTATCTATCTTTTCTTTACCGTAAGCTGCGTAAAAGTTCTGATAGATAGGTTGCAACCAAGGATCCATCTTTTCTTCTAAACCACCAGGTAAGAAACCTAGATCTTCTTCTGCATGTACTGCAGGTCTTGTTATAATTAACTTTTCAACTTCACGTCTAAAGAGCATGTCTAAACCTGTAAGTGTACCTAACAAGGTTTTACCTGAACCGGCTGCTCCTGTGATTACAGTAATAGTATTTTCAAGTATTATTGCTTTAGCTTCTTTTTGCTCTTCATTAAGTTGTATTTTAAACGTGATTGGGTTTTTAGGTTTTCTCTTAGCTTTGAAAACCTCATCGTTTACATTAGTCATGTGGCGTTGTCTCCTATATACAAGTTACAAAAAACTTAGAAGTTTTTATGCATCTGACTCTCTACAACACCTGATTGATTATGGTACTTACTACCTGATTTTTGGTCATAACTTTCTAGTACATTACCACTTGTATACTCAAATTTAATCTGACAAATTTTTTGATTTGGGTATATTTTTAACGGTTTTATTACACGCATCTCTAAGACAAGAGATCCTTCAAAACCAGTGTCAATAAAACCTGCACATACATGTATGTCTAATCCCAGTCTACCAAGACTTGATTTACCCATTACTGTAGCACATATATTTTCTTTTACACCTATACGCTCATTACATGAGTATAAATACAACTCACCTGGTTGTAAAATATAACCATCATTAGGTATACTGAATTCTCTAGTAAGATTTGGTTTTTTACAGTCTAATGTTTCATCAATGTATACTTTACATAAACCATTTAAAGTTAAATCTACACTATTAGGATTTAAATATTTCTGATCAAAAGGACTAATAACAATATTACCGCTCCATAAATTCTTTAATATCTCACTGTCTGTTAATACCATGTAACAAAAATAATAAAAAACCCCGGAATAACTCCAGGGTTCTTAAAAATATATGGCATGCAAGAGTTATAATTTAAAATACTTTATACAGATTTAAACTCTGTACAAAAATTTCATTACTAGGATCATTTGTCAACCATTCAAATGTAATATCTAAACTACTATTAAGAGTTGTGTCAAAGTTTGTATTATCTACAGCATCAAAATGAATAGTTCTGCTTTCTTGGTTTGCAGTTTTAGTGTAACTAAAAGAACCAACACTTAATAATTCTGCTACTGTAGCTTCACCTATAGCTCTAACAATAAAAGTAGTCTCTAAATCAAAATGCTCATCTTCTGTATTAATTAAAGTTATAGTAACATCTTCTATAGGTAAGCCGTTATTGTTTAATCTGATTCTTAAATCTGAATTATTACCAGATGTCATATCACCATGCACAGAAAGTTTAAAAGTATCACCTACTTTAAAAGTATTTGCAGGTACTTCTAATCTACCAACACCTGCAGATATTACAGATGTTTCTCCATCCGCAAATGTTATAAGAGGGCCGTCTGTAATTTGTGAAAATAAACCAGGTGAAGGAATAGTGTTTGAAACATCGTTATCCAACTCTTCTATTAATAAAGCTAGCTCATTAAGATAATATTCAACATGTTTCCATGTCCATAAATTAGCTTCACGCATAGTAAGAGTGTGAAACTCATTTCTTAAATCTATGATTCTACCTTTTATTTCAACGTAGTTGTATGCCATTAAAATTCAAACTCAAGAGTAATAATACCCAAAAATAATATAATTTCTGTAGTATCAAATTCTTCATCAGCATAAAATATTTCCCATCCTAATGCCAATCTGTTGTGAGGCCAGTGAAACTTAATTGTAATTTTTTTCATCTTCCTTGCCCTCCATAAGGTTTTTTGTAATTCTTAGAAGCTTTGTTCTTAGAAGTTTTGGTTTTTGAATGAACTCCAGGTCTAGATACTTTAGGAGCTGAAACAAATGTTCCGGTTGCTGCTGATTTTGCCATAATTATTTACGTTGTCCTTTATGTTTATCAATTAGATCTAATATTTGGTTTAGTTGATCACTCTTTATAAATCCTGACATTGATGCGTTCTTAAGCGCACTAATTAATTCAAATACCATAAAAGGTATCATAACTGTTTCTGATAGCCATGAGGTTCCTTTAAAACCTTTTTCTATCATTAAGATCACAGTTAATATTACAAGCCATGTAAATACAGTACGTATAACTTTTAAAGCTTTGTAAGTTTTAAAACCTTCACGCCTAATACCGGCAATGATTCCAAAGAAACCATCCATAAAAATCAAAGCTACAATTGCAAAATATTGTTCAATATTATCCATTGCAATTTTCCCAAAATACGCACAAATAAAAGCCACAGTTGTTGTTAAAGATAATATTATACTTAAAGTTGTTTTCATAATTTTGGAAAATAAATATCTAATAATGAATCATTTTTAGTATGTATCAATTCTAAATTTCTTACAGCGCTGTCTCTTAAAGAAATAGTTTCTTTTACTAAAGAATCTATATCAGCATATGATACTTTACTACAATCTTCAGTACATGATACCATAACAAAAATTAAAAGACAGATGTATTTCATATTGATTAAATTTTGCCTAGTTGTTTATATATTTTAATCTCTGTAATTAAAGCTGAACACAATGAATCTTGAGACTTTAACATTGTAGACATCTTTTTTAAATCTGATTCACATTTCACAAGTCTTTTTTCACACTGAAAAGTTGCAAATTGACTTTGTTTCTCCGCCCGGTAATACAATCCCACAACAACAAAAAGTAGCAAAAACATAATTGCTTTTGATGGGTCTTGTTTAAATTGATCAAAATTGATAGGTAGTTTCATTTCTTTTATTTTAGTTCTTTTAACATCTTTACTAACTTAGGATGAGGATAAACATCTACTTTATCAGGTCTAACACTATTATGTGTATACAAACCGTTTTCTCCTTTCAATGCTCTAGGTGTAATATCCCAGATATCTTCATTATAGTCTAAAGATATATTATATACTTCGTTCCAATAAAGTAATAATTTTTTAACTGATTCAATCTGAGCATCAGAATAGTGCTCATAGTATTTAAAACCTCTGTGAGGAGTTTCTAATTCACAAACATCTTTAGCAGGTACTTCTTTATTAACATAGTTGTAGAACTTATCACCTTTTTTAGTGAGCTGTCCCCAGTTAGTTATCTCTATACCTATAGATATTTTATCTAAATTCTTGTAGGGAAGACCATGTACTCCAAAATGTTTTGTAGCAAGACCTAAATGATATGCCCAAAACTTAGATGAGAAACCCTGAACAATTTCACCATCTTTACCAATAACTACACAAGTACCTACTGTAACCTTATCATTATTCCACCAGTTCCAAACACTATTTGGATTTGGTCCAGATGCAGTATGATGCAAGTATATCTGACTCTTAGGGTGTTTATCCCTATAGAAATCAGAAAACTCAATCATTGAAATTTCAGGTAATGGATTCTTAGTCATGTGTTTCCGTTTTATCTTTTGTCCAAATTTTATCAACTGATGCCAACCCTAATGCTCCAAATGCAAGAGCTGCTACAGACTGAATAAGAACGTGATCAACAGGGTGCTCAGTAAATAAATTTATAAATAAAGAAACACATAAAGATAAACCAGAAACAATACCAATAAATCTTTTTGATGAAGGAGTACCTTTTTCATCTTTAAGTAATCCTTGTAACCAAGAAATAATTTTTTTCATAAGACACAAATATTATAGTGCACAAGTTGCTATAACTGTACACTATAATATAAGCAAAAAATATAATAAAACTTACTTTTGCATTTGATATTCGTAACCTTTTACTGATTTTATAGGATCAACCTGAGTACCAGATAAACCAAATAAATAAGCAATGTCCGCCCA